TACCGTATAGATCTCTTAGAGAATTGATTAGAGATTCGGGGTTCACTTTAGCTTCAAAAGGCATTGTTCATTCTGTAGTATGTATTCATTATAATCATAGAAGTGCCAAAAAACCATAGATGTTGTGACACTAATATAATTGGTCTATGCGATAAATTCCATAAACTGACTCAATACTTTCTTATTCATCTTCTTACCATTAAGAGATTTTTTGAAAGCAGATTTGATTTGAGCTTTGGTCGCATCTTCTTTCACAGCAAACTCAGTATCATTACCAAGAGCGTGTGATGATAGTCCAAAGTAGGCATGGTATCCAACATCAGTAAGTTTGAGTGACTTGTCTTTCTTCCATGCTGATTGGATATGTTGTACTTTATCAAAGTCCCAATCCATGTATCTTCTGATGAATGAGTTGGCGTCTCTACCATCCATAACTCTGATACCTATGAAGTTGACATCTGTAAATCTACCTCTAAGTTGATTGAGAAGTGCTGTTGTCAACTCATGTGAATGAGAATTGCAATAGTATGTCTTACCATTAGATTTGTCTCTGATAAAAACTGAGCCATTCATCACTGATCTGTGACCCATGTAGTTTCTCTCAGGATGATCTTTGAACTCAAACCTGTAACTGTATGTAAGTGGGTGTGCTTCACCATCTGTAAGAGTCACACATTGTACTTTCTGAACTCCTGTAGCCTTTTTGAACTGAGGAATTAGTTGATTCAAAGATACAAGAGCTTCATTGAGTGGAGTTCCTGATAAAGATAATTTTCTAGGACATTGATACATTATGGTATTATCCCATCTGAAATGCTGTGTCAATGGTGTGGTTAGTCTCCAGATATTAAGCATTTGTTTTTCTAGATCAGACTTTTTACAATCACTTGTAAGAAACTCTACCATAGAAAACTGAGACTCGATTCTTACCATGTGATCTTTTTCTTCATGATGGTTTGGAAGGTCTTTTCTACCTGTCCAACTATAATCATCATCCCACTCTCTATAATGATTCCACTCATTAGTGAAAGCAAATACTTGGAAAGGAATCTGAACTTTCTTACAGAACCAAATCAAGTTGAATAACTGTTTGATTGTGTCCATAAGAACTGTGCTCATAGAACCAGACCAATCAAGTACAAATATCAATCCATGATTTTTGCCATCTGGTAGAACTGTGATCTTTTTAAATAGATCTTCATTGAATTTGTAAGTATGTAACTTAGTGCAATCAAGAACACCTGTCTTGGCCACAGTAGCACGAGCATATGCATCAGCAGACTTACGACACTCAAACTCTTTTACAAGATAATTGACTTCTTTCTGAGCAGATCTACGGAAGAGTCTGTAGTCATTGTCAACTGTCTCAAAAATGTCAATCTTTGAAGATGAATTTTCATCAAAGTTTTTTTGAGATCTTACCCAATACTCATCCAGATAATCATGTACCTGTTTATTCTTAGCAACCAATGATTCTAGGTTTAGAGTTGGTAACTCAACATAATCAGGAACATAGAATGAATTTGTTTCTTGCTTGTTTAGATTTTCTAGATTGTCTTGAAAGGTCTTGTCTGTCACTGCCTCTGAAACTCCTCCATGAACACCACCCATAGGGTCAGATGATCTTTCCAATTCATCAAGAAGTTCTTTGTCTTTCATTTCTGTGGGATCAGGCGATCCATCTCCACCTTTAGAATCTGATTTTTCTCCGTCCTCTACGTCTCCTTCCATTTCTGAATCAGTTTTCTCATCAGATGGCTGAAAAGGTATTCCCATTCCAGAACCAGATGTATCTCCACCCATTGAGAACTCTAGATCATCAAGTTTGGTGAGTTGTTCTTCTTGCTCTTGTTTCTCTTTGATGTATGTGTATAACTCCTGAGCCAAATTAAGAACATCTTTGAAGGTTTCAGTTTTGAATGCCTTATCTACAAAGTATTTTTCATCATCATTGAAATTTACATTTTCAAAAGAACCAATTTTGTAGTGAATATTGATTCTATCTGCCAAACCCATTTCCTCAATATCATGTTCACTCAATTCAAAGAAGTCTTGGTCAGCAAGTTGTGAATATCCATTGTAAAATGTTTTACTCAAGCCAGGATATCTCTGTTTCATAAACTTCTCAATCCTTACGTCTTCCAAAACATTGACGTAAGACATTGGAACATCTGGATAGTCATATGTCCAGTTGTCAGCGGGTGTATATAATGCGTGTCCAACCTCATGTCCTACTAGAAGGTCGTATACGACTCCTGAGGCCTTCTCCCACATTGGTAGGGTAAGAACTCTACGTTCAGTATCGAAAGACGCTGTAGAGACCTTACGGTTCTCTATGATGAGATCTTCTGTTGCAAGTAGTTTTGCGAGTTGACCTTTGACTTCGTAATTAACCTGTGTAAGCATTTGTTTTCTTGTCTATGTACACATGATAATCGATCCTGTGCCAATTTCAACCGACAGTGTGCCAGCTTGTCAACTGTCTACCCCGACCATCTTATGGCTGTGTCCAAAGCTTTCTTCGCTGTGTTCTGTAATTTTATTACTTTACTCTCATATGTTATTGTAAATCCCAATAGATCACCTTCGGGATCATTCGGCATACCTACAGGTTGTACTAGAAAAATGCCTGCATGAGCAATGGTTCTCCATTCCATATCAATGAAGCCGAGTTCCCTTAAGGCACACTCAAGTTTTAATGAGTGACATCCATCTAGTAGTATCATACGGTATCCGTAGTATACTATTATGTAGAATATCTAACTTTTGTGAATCCGTTCATTTTTTCAAAGGTAATCAAATTATCTAACCTATCAGTGAGTTCATCTACCTTATGAGATATCATAAACACATAAGCATCCTTAATGACATACTTGATTATCTTAGTAAACTCGTCAGTGCCATTACTGTCAAGTGAACTGTCAAATATTTCGTCAAGGATTAGGATGTTTGTGCTAGATGAGTTCTTCATCTTAGCAATATCTCTCCAAGTAAACAGAATAGCAAGATCAATTCGCATTTTTTCACCTTCAGAGAACGATTCATAACTGAATTTCTCATGTATAGGCGACTTGATTCTTTCATTAAACTGTTCATCTAATGTAAAATTAATATAGAAGTCCATCATCTGAAGATAATGATTTATCTTCTGATTCATAACAGGCAAATACCTTCTTATGATCTTTGCTTTGACTCCAGAGTCCTTCATCATGGAGTTTGCAAAGTCCAGATACTCTATACTTTCAGTGTGTGTTGCTTTATCCTTTTCTACTGTTGTCAGATCGCTTTTGAGTGACTTAAGAGTGGCTCTTTCAGTATTTCTGTTTGCAATTTGCTCGGTAATCTCTTGAATTTCTGATTCATAATCTCTGATCTGTCGTTGATACTGAGAAATTTTAAAATTGTTTGTTGAAATGTCATTCGTTAGTTGAGTGATCTGATTGTTGATTTCCAAAAACTTAGAATCTCGTTTTTGTTCATCATTTATAGACTTGGTAAGGTCTTTATAAGCAGAATTAATCTCTTTGACCTTACCTTCTATGTCTTCGATTTTATTTAAGCGAAACTCTTCCTCTATTTTCTGCTCACATGTAGGGCATGATACGTTTTCCTTAAAAAATTTATGTTCGGATGTTATATTCTGTATCCGTTGTTCCAATTTTGCTTTAATTGTGTTCATTTTCTTAAGAGAAGCACGAGCAGATGATAAATTTTCTAACTCTGGTTGATACTTTGTCTTAATTAAATTGTCATATTTGGTGTTCTCTCCCATGAGACCAGAAGTATCCTCAAACATGATAGCAATTTTATCTTTTGTGTCCTTAATTCTCTTTTTTCCACTCTTATCAAGGTCAGCAATAAAGTTTTTTTGCATCTCAATCTTCTCTTCTATCATTTCTTTCTTGATAGTGAGTTCTTTTATCTCTGATGATGCTTTACTCATCCTTTCTCTAAGGATTTTTGCCATGCCAGAGAAAATTTTGATGTCTAAAACGTCTTCTACGATTGCTCTACGGTCTGAATTACCAAGTTGCATGAACGGAACAAACGTTGCCGATCCCAAAATTGTAGTTTGAGTGAAAGATTTATAATTTAACTTTAAAATATTGTCTTCTAAGTATGCCTGTTGATCATTTTGATTGGCAAATTGGTCTTGTAGTTTACCATCTATGTAAATCTGAAACAAAGTGGGTTTCATACCTCTAACAATGGTATAAATTCTACCTTGTATCTCAAATTCTATCTGAACTTCACATTCTTTTTCATTTACAGTATTGATTAACTGTGCCTTTTTAATTTTTCTGAATGGTTTGTTATATAAAACAAAAGTCAATGCATCCAAAATGGTAGATTTACCAGCACCATTTGCACCAACTATCAAATTTGTAGGGGATTTCTGAAAACTTACAATTATAAACTGATTACCAGTTGATAAAAAATTACGCCACCGTATTGTCTTGAATATTATCATAATCTTTTGGTGGAATCACTATATCATCAGGTGAGATAATAACATATTTGTATTTGTGTTTCTGACATGTTTCTACAGCCAGTCTATCATCTATTTGTACAACTGTCAAGGGAATTGCTTCGTTCGCTTCTAACAAGCCTGCGTATCTTGTAGCATCATCTTCTTGTTCAAAAAGATACAAAGCCTTATGGCCATCATCATTAGTGACAGCATAAGCGCCTTCTCCTTCTTTTCCTAAGAGTGATAAGATGTACATTACTCCGCTTCACAAGCTTCTAGGTAAACTTCTTTTAGAAGTGTCTTGACTCTATCTTTCTTCAGTTCAAAATCAGAGTCTTCAATGTATTTATTAAGGAGAGTTAAAGTATCTTCAATTTTTTCGCCATCTAAATCTACTTCTTTATCATTGATCTCTGTGTTTTCAACTACTTTCAAGTCTATGATCCCAGCCTTCATAAGTTTATCAAGGAATTTATCATACTGTAACTGACTTGATCTAGATCTAACAAAAAGTTTTACAATCTTATCCTTATACAGATGTGCTTTGAATAACTCTGCTGGTGTATCATTGTAGTATATTTTTTCAAATATATGATATGTATTTTCTACAAACTCAATTTCACCTGTCTCTGTGTCCAGAATACTAAAACCTCTCTTATCACCACAATCATTCCAATACATTTCGTAAGGATTGCCTAGGTAGAATGTATGTCCATCATTACTTCTAGTGTGATAGTGTCCTGAGAATACTGTGTCAAACTTTTCTATGATCCCTGTATCAATTCCTCCTTGTTGAACCATGCCTGGATACAATTCAAATCCAGTGAGTTCAAGATGTCCAAAGGCAATCTTAGCATCAGACTTATCTATTGCTGCAAGAGTCTCCTGATAGTTGTCATCACATATCCAAGGTAACATCATTGCCTTGAATCCATTGATGTCATAGGTATCTGGTGAAGATATGGGAACTATGTTGTCATAGTGTTCTAAAAGTAGATCAATAGAATTAATTTCATTTGTATTTTTATAGTAGACATCATGATTACCCACAAGTTGCCATACTTTCACGCCCAAATTTTTGAACTTATCATATACATGATCTTTTGCCCAATCAAGTGACCAGTAATCTATATTCTTTCGGTTATCAAAGGCATCTCCCATATGGATACAGTGTTTGATACCTCTCTTTTCTAGTTCTGGAAAGAATATGTTGTCGTAAAATTTTTGAAAGAAGTCATGAAATATCTTACTACCCCTTCTACCTCCGAAGTGAGTATCAGTTATTATCGCTATCTTCATTGTTGTTGTTGCTCCGCTTGTTCTTTCATGTATTCTTCTCTACCATCTTTAGTAAAGACTTTCTTCTCATAATCAAAATGAGGATGTGGTTCAGCAGATACCACTGGATCTTTTGTTTTATTTTTGATAACAATAAACCTGTCTGCAGCAAATGTCCCTGCCAACTGAACTACAACTTCATCATCATCTTTCCAGTTAATACTACCATCTTTCTTAGTGTGTAGCATTGCTTCTTGTATCTGGTCAATTAGTTCTTGTGTCAGCTTCATTGATTCATCTTTGTTTGTACTGCTTCTTTTATTGAATTGTAATCGCTAGAATAGCCGCCATCATCATCAACGTGCATAACCTCATCATACCCCGACTTCTCAATGATCTTTTCACGGATCTCCATTTGTTTTTTCTCTTTCTGTATACGTCTGAGGAAAGCATAGTGTATGATTTGAGTGAAGTAAGCAAAAGGATTCGTAGATTTCTCTGGATTGAAGTTATGTATATACTGAACGCAGTTCTCGATGCCATCGGATATCATATCCTCCCTAAACATATAGTTTACGAAGTTTGGTTTGTATGACAAGTGAGTCGCGATTTTTACGAAACACTCACCAAGATAGTTTGTAATTCTAGGTTTAGGGTCTCCTTTCTCCTCTGCCTCTTTTACGTCAGCCTTATACTGTACAATGGCATACAGGAATTCTTTATTGTTTACATAATGTTCAGATCTCTTTCGAGTTTTACCTTTTGCGGGCATTTATATTACCTCTTTTGTTAGTTTAAGTATACCATAAAACCAGACGCTTGACAAGTCTATGAAATAGATGTACAATAGCTCTGTCAGAGCGCAAGAGCAATTTAGCTGCTTAGCTTTGCTCAGAGCCTTTCTTAAATAGCTTCTCAAGATTCTCTCTGGCCTTCTCGACTGAGATTACATATCCCATTTTCTTTGTCACTTTAATCTTTTCAGATGAACCTCCTTGAAGGTTTGTCATAATAAATCTTTGATAATAGGCGACGACCTCGGAGTCTTCCCTTGCCTCGACTACGGTTATGACCTTATCCATAGGTATGATGATTATACCCTCTGCTGGCATACTTCTCAACCATGGCATCATTCTGAGTCCTTCGTGAGATCCATTCATACTAACTGTTTCGATTTCCACAGGATCACTAATAATCAAAACCGTGCGACCATTTTCTTCAGAAGGCATAACCTCTCCAAAGATCTCCTCGCCTGATACTAATTTAACTGATGCGTAGAATTCTTCTTCCATCTTATTTTAGTTTGATGTGGGACAGTTCATAATTAAAATCTTCTTCTTTAT